CAGCACCCGAGAGCAGCTTCTCACGGGCCAGAGACGCGTCGTGAGCAACGCTGCCGCTCACGACGTGCTCAATAGCTTGTCGGCTGATTTCAGGGTTCTCAGGGGCAAAGTCCTTGAGCATTTTCAGGACTCGCAGAAGGGTTGGTTTGTGCATACCGTTCCGATCTATGGGGAGGGCCGAAGCCCTCCCCAATCACTTATGCAGCCCTGCGGCTTTCTTCCTTGACGTAGTAGGCAGTCATGCCCCACGGCGCCACAATGCTGGTGTTGCCATGCACAATGAAGAGGGTATCACAGTAGCCTTCTTCGCCCCAAGTGCCGCACGGATAGCCGTCAGTGAACATCACGAACTTCTTGGGCTCAATGCAGTCGCCCAGTCCGTCGATGTCGCCGAAGCCATAGCCGGCCGGATCGCGCATGAATTCCCAGTTGCACTCGAACATGGTGCCACCACCGCCCTTGGGCTCGTAGTCCATGATCTCGTCGATGTTGTTCTGCGTAAACACCTTGGGGTTATAGACCTGCGTGTCGAAGGTCCAAAGCGTCAGCTTGAAGTCATCGAAGGTTTCCATGATGCCCTTGGTTTCCGAGAGGAAATCGCGCAGCATCTGATCAGTCATCGACCCCGAGGTGTCAATGCAGACCGCAACGTCGACCGTATCCTTGAAGTTGCTGCCAGGGAGGATAACGGACGCGCCGCCCCCAATACCCCACGACCGCTTGCTGGGACGATTGAAGGTGTAATCGTCCTTGATCGAGGACTGGATGTGCATTTCCAGCAGGGTTCGCCAGTCCATGATGGGGTTCGTGAACGCATCGATGAGCCGCTTGACGCCTGCAGGGACCTTACCAGCGCCCACAGCCTGTGCCGCGTTGATAACGGCAGCCTTGATCTCATTGCGGATCTTTTGCTTGTCCTCTTCCGTCAGCTGGGGAGGACCGTTGCTGTCGCCCTGAACCGTGACCGTGATGGTCTTGCCACCACCGTTACCGTCACTGTCACCATCGTCACCGTCACTGCCGTCCATTTCCAAGTGTTCGTCCAGAGTCATCTGGATCTTGGTCTGGTTCTGTTCGAGCAGGCGATAGACTTCTTCAGAGGTCATCTCGTCGGTATATTTGTCGTCATACAGACCACCCTTGGGCATCTCACCCAGCTTTTCCTTGCGGAGGGTGTAGTTGACGATATAGTCGTTCGCCATGTTCCACAGCTTGTGCTCTCGCGAGCCCTTCCGGCCGAGGTGGTCATAGACGCAGTGAAGGACCTCGTGTCCGATAAGGAACAGAAGCTCGTCGGGAGTCAGCGACTTGATGAATTCCCGATTGTAATAGAGCTTGCGACCATCGGTAGCAGCCGTCTTACACCACTTGGTGGCATCGACGAGTTCCATGCGAGTTGCAAGGTTGCCAAAAAACGGCTGGTTGAAAAGAAGCCCAACTCGGGCCTGCACGATGGACTGAACCACCGGATCGGACATATTCGCTGCCATAAGATCCTTCCTTATTGTAATACCGCCATTATAGCGGATTGCTATCACAAGTCAACTATTTAGGTGACGACATGATAGCGTTTTCAGTGCATAGAATTGAAAGGGCGGCTTGGCAACAAGCCGCCCTTTCCCCGTTAGGCCACGGGAACCGTTGCCGGATTACGCCTGCAGGATGAGGTCCTGATACTTGTCCGAGAACTCGTCCCAGTTCTTCATACCCGAAGGATCGAACTGAATCCGGAAGATTGCCAGTGCAGTTCGCGAACCCATGATGACCATTTCCGACTGGAAGTTCTTCATCATGAAGCCCAGGAAGTTGTCCATGTTGGTCGAGAACTTCTTCTTGTCCTCGGCCTTGGCACCCTTGCTCGAGGACGCATCGTAGCGGTCCTTGAGCTCGTAGCACAGTGCCGTGGTCAGTGCATACATCAGCGAGATGTCAGCGCCGCTCTTCAGCTGGGTGATCTTGCCCTCGAGGATGTCGCTTGCAGCCGGCAGGTTCGCCGCGTTCTTGCGATATTCGAGAAACTTGACCGCGATACCGTCACCGACCGAGCCGGCGATGAGGCTCATCTGCACCGTTTCGGGAATGTTGGGATCACCACGGAGAATGTCGGAGACCATTTCCCACGAACGAGGAGTGGGGAAGCCACGCGATGCGCTGGTAGCTTCGAACTGGAACAGTTCGTGCTTGAAAGCGGTCAGGTAGCCGACCACCGCCTGGTGGAAGCCCGTCTGGAGCGCGAAGGTCTGGAAGTCCTCGAAGTCGACCCGCATTTCAATGTGGGTGAAACGATTCTGCAGCGGAGTGGGCATCTTGAACGTAGCGCCCTTGTCAGTCTCGCGGTTGCCCGCCGCCATGACAATCACGTTGTCCGGAACCACGTATTCGCCGAGGGCGCCGTCGAGAACCAGCTGGTAGGAGCCGGCCTGCACCGAAGGAGCCGCGTTGGGCAGTTCGTCCAGCAGGATGATGGCACCATCATACGTCTTGCCGTATGCATCAGTGATCGGCGCTGCATTGCGCGAGGGCGAACCGTCTGCGTTGACGCCACGCTTCGGCAGCATCATCGGGATGGCCCATTCCACATAGGCGCGACCAGTGTCGTCGTCCTTGAACGGAACCGGGATACCACGAAGGTCGGTGGGTTCCATCTGGGTGAGGCGAATATCGATGAGCTTGAAGTTCAGCTCATCGGCAACCTGTTCCACGACCGACGACTTGGCGATGCCAGGTGCGCCCCAGATAAACAGGCCGCGGCGCTTCTTGCCGAGTTCTGCGTTCTTGAGGTTGACCTGCACCATGTGCTTGATGGCAATCGCAGCTTCCGACGGCTTGACCGTCAGAGTGTCGATGCGCGTTGAACCCTTCTTACTCATTTGAACTCCTTATTGATTGGCCTAACGGTTTGCAATAAACCTTCACCACCAGTAGCACCGATCAAGAGGGTGTCAACCAACTTTTAAGTTCTAGGTGAAGTTTTTCTCTGCCGTTGTCCTTGGGATAACGGCTTGGCTTTCGTTGCGCAATAAAAGAATTTGAACCAGTAAGATTTTTTGCCTAGCCGGAGAAAGCATTCAGGAGAATGTCGAGATCTCCCACTAGCTTGGCTCGCATTGCTAGATCGGGTTCAAAGAAGGTAATTGTGATGGGGAGGTAGTTTGTGGCATACCAAGGCATACGGCATGTTCGATCCAAGTACAATATATGACGACTAGAAAAAGTCTCTTGGTCGGGGAACACCACGTCATAGCATTTAAAGTAGCTACGCATTACCGCTAGCCCGCCTTGGCTAAGCTGTAAGCCATGAAGTGCATCGGCGTTACCCCCTCTGAAGTTGGTAAACATCATGCGGATAACTTCCTCATCTGTCATCCCCGGCAAGAGGTTGGCAGGGGCTATTGGCTTGGAATTATAGGCTTTTCTTATCGCCGCTACTATTTGATAGTGGATACTCACTCTGCAATTGGCTTACCGCCGCTGAGTTCATAAACTTTGAACTTGTCTGTCTTGAATAACTTGTTGAGTTTTTCCGAAAGATTAAAGGCGTGTCCTGGATTGCTAAAGCTGACCTTTTTGTATTTTGGGCCAGGATAATTCAGCAGACTGTTTATGGATCGCAAGTTGATAGGTTTGCCTTCATAAAATACTGCATAAATGGCTTCTGCTTCCAGCACCTGTTCAGCCTTGAAAGTTTTGGGGTCAGTGTAATCCAACAAGATTTTTGGTTTTGGCCTTGACATTTGTGACCTCTCTATAAAGCACATGGTTATTTATCCAACTTGACAAGCAGGATTCTGGTGCTAGCAGGGTTGAATGAAAACTGTCGCACTCTATGCTGGATCATTTGACCCACTCACTCTGGGTCACCTAGATATCTTGAACAAAGCGGTGATGACGTTTGATATGGTGTATGTTGCCATTGGACAAAACCCGGTCAAGCGAGGATTCTTTCCGGTTGAACAGCGAATGGATCTAATTTCCAGTTCTATCGTTGAGAGCGGAAAGTCTGCCATCATTGATGCTGTCAATAGCGATCGTCTAGTGATTGATTCCTATCAAGGTATCAGTATCATCAGATACGCCAACCAAATTGGCGCGACCCATATTGTTCGAGGACTGCGGCAGGCCGGTGATTTCAACGACGAGTTCGCGCTGACTGGAACAGCAACTCATCTCGACAGTGATATCATCTTCACCCATTTCATCGGAAACGAAAAGTTCCTACATGTCTCGAGCAGCACTGCTCGAGAGCTTGCAAGTCTGTCAGAGGATATCAGCTGGCTGGTAACGCCCAGCGTAGCTGATGCGCTGGAAGATCGTTACCAAAGCCAGAGAGGGGAATAAAATGGATCTTCTTATTCCCGCATTCTTGGAATCTGTCCTACTCATCTCTGCTTTGATGGTAACCTGGTCTATGATGACCAAGGATGACGAACTCAATGGTATGAGAAAGACCGCCTTGGTCGTCTTGATCGCTGGTATCATCTATTACTACAATACCTCGTCAATCAAGTTGCTCACGTTGATCAATTAACGCAGCCTGTTCCTGTCTGGTGACTTGCTTAAACCAGCGACGAGGATTTCCACAGCAGTATGAACTACAAGGGTGCGGCGTAACAGCCGCCTTCCGAATATAGACCTCGCCTTCAGCGTCAGTCCAGCGGGTATATGGTTCAGTGAACCATCCCTGTGATCTCAGTTTTCTTCGAGCACGAGCAATCGCTCGTTCCCTTTGGGCTCTACGCCAGGATCTAGTTCTCATGTTTACCTCCACATGACTAGGCCCCAGCGTGGATTCGCCGGGGTCAAAGTATGTTCGGAGGCCTGATGTAGGAGATGTTCATATTTCCTACTTAGCTTCTACTTCAATTTGAGTCAAAGTAAAAGGAGGATTTTCTCTTGGATACCCTCGAGCATTGTTGGCATAAATCACTCCGTCAATCTCTACCATCTGACGCGTGTGAGTGTGGCCATAGATCCAAAGCTTGATCTTCTTGTTGGTATCGGCCCTCCGCACTTGGTCCAGAGCCGTGTTGACATAGCTGGGCGTTAAAGCGTTCCAAATGGGATTGTCCGCCTTCCATTCCATCAAGTCACTTCTTGGACTCATATGAGTGGTCACTACGATAGATTTGATGTCAGAATTTTGACTAGCCGCTTTGACTTGATCGGCCAGATTGATAGCTTGTTCCGCTGCTATACTTTCAACGGTCTTGTCACCAAACTTGGGATATCTGGAGTCGTTGGAATATTGAGCCCAAGTCCGCTTTGCTGTGAAATCACTGATGCCATTGTTTTCATAGGCTTTGAAATCATACCAACCAGTAGCACCCACAAACTCAACACCGTCAACCTCTAGAGTCGTGCCATGCTTCAAATAGTAGACATTGGGATATTTCTGCAGGAGATTCTCTAGGAGTTCCATACCCTCGTCTACTGTGATATCAGTGTCATAGTGATCGTGATTGCCCTCGACCACTACCACGAACTCATATTCCTCCGATGCTGCGGCTACTACCTTTTCTGAGACAAACAGATTGTTGGAGATATCACCGGCGATTACCAAGACCCGACTGTCAGGATTCTTGTATTCTCTCCAATCAATATAGAGGAAGATTGATTCGTAGGGTTCACCTGTCCATCGACGTTTTGTTGGGTCGAGTAGCTGAGTAGTGTGATGCCAAGCATCAACATGTAGATCAGAACAAAAATCAATCTTCATTTGAAGGAACCTCCCTCAACCGAAATCTCCGTTATGGGATTGGCACTCTTGAGCTGATTGATTTCCTCGAGTAGTTGGTTTTCTCTCAAGAGCATCAAAGCCAGTTCGTTTGCCAAGTCCTGGGCCTGATCCATCTGCATATTGTAGGTAGAATTTCGCCCTCGGCTTTGCTGACGAACGGCTTGAACAAATCTCTCAATTACCACGTATTTCATTATTCTTGTCCCAATGAGAGATTGGCCTGAGTATTCAACATGCTAATATGATTGCTGAGTTCCAATTTGTTTCGAAATGGTCCAACGGATTCATATTGCTTGGTGGTGCTTTCCTTGGGACAGTAAGCAATGGTCCAACCATTTGGAAACTTTAGACCCCAATATCCTGCCGCAAAGATCATCCGACCTCCAGTTGTATAGAGAGGAGGTTTCTCGCTCTGAATCACGATGTGATCATGCTTTACTGGGAAGCCATTTATCTGGCTTACCTCTTCTTCGTCTTGTCGTTGTTCGATTGAAAGTTTGCCAAACTTCTTTTCCACATCAGCATAGCTTTCAAATTCAAAACGGTGAGCGGGGCTCATAAAGAGATAACCCTCATCTGTTTTGAATAGAAGCCCTGAGGTTCCTGAAGTCGTTCTAATAAGCCAGCTGTTGCTGGTAAGCTGGAGCATTTTGCTCATTTGATTCTCCGGTTAGCTTCTCTTTTTAGCAGATCCACTAACCAAAATTCAATAAACTCATGGGTTCAGCGTGGGAGGAATCTCTTGACCAGTTGCCAGGTATGCAGCATGGAAGAGAGCTCTAGTTTGATTTCTAGCCTCAGTGGTGTCTAGTATTCCACGGACGATCAAAGCACATTGAATGAATCCAATCCATCGACCGGTTTTGTCAACGGGATTCCTTTGATTATTATCCATACCAGTTTCCACTAACCAGAGGATATGATCATAATTGACCTCAGCCACCATTGGTGTGCTTCTGATGAGATCCTCGTTGGCAGTGATGACAGACCGGAGGTCTGTCATCACTTTCATCTGTGCATCACGCACTTCCTGGAGCATTATAGTGACTCCAGGGTTTCTGCGGGGCGATAGTAGCGATTGGCTGACTTACTATCTAGGCGATGCTCATCACCCTTGTCATTGGCCCACGCGCTTACAATGAAGCCCTCACGCGCTAGAACATATGAATAGTCATACTTCTCGCTGAGATTGTGGATCCTAATCAGCATCTTTTGGATCTTGTTGAGGCTCATACCAAAGGGATTGAGCAACTCATAAACTTCCACCAAGGTGTTACCAGGGTGGAAGATTTCCTCTCGAGTGGGGAGAGGGATAATACCTCGACGGTCTTCCATAAGCTGCTCAGCGGCATGAAAGGTAACGTCAACGTCGCTTACCTGACTAATGAACTCAGCGCACATTTCGCCAATGTTCTCAGGGAAAAAGATCTTGCTATGGTAGCAACGGAGATTGTTGGATGTTTTTGCCATGGTTATGCAATCTCCTTTAACAATTGTGACACTTTTGTCCTTTCGCACAATTTACGATTCTTGAATCGTCCGTCGTCCTCGGGAACAGCAAATCTTAGATATTCGCTGACTAGCGGATGAAGTCGTTCAGGAGGACCCGCTTTCGCCGGAACTTCGAACTCTGCCATAGCTAGATATATGCCCTGTTGATCTCGGAAGAAATCAATCTCCCAAACACCAGAGGTGTTGTTACAGGGCAGCAAAAATCGAGTTTTTAGAATTTTATGATCAGCTTCCTCCCACGCTAGAAGATAATCTTCTTCTGACATTGGAGTTTCAATCTCCAAGCAGCCCGGCTGATTAGTTAAGTCATGCTTGTATGTAAAGATCCGTTCAACTTTGGGTTCCTTCAAAATCTGGCCCTTATATATCTGCCAAGATCGTAGTCGAATACGACCTCCTTTACTGATATATCCCTGATCAATATTGGCTCTGCCGGAGATTAATCCGGGAGTCGTAATTGGATCCAGTTTAGACCAAAGCTCGTCTGCATCTCGCAGGACGTATTTGAATTCACGTTCTATAGGCAAGATATCTACTCCAATCTCAAAAGCGTCAGCGGAGTAGCCACCTAGCGTGAAATCAAAACCCAAAAAGGAATGACAAAAACACACACGTTGGGGTGTGAAAACACCATCAGGTTGTAGAATACAGGACTATAAATCTGTTCCGATAATTCCTCAACCATTTTGGACTCTTTCACGACCACAGAAAAACTTATGGTGTCTAGCATTTCTTGCGTCAACGCTGTTCTTAACTTTTTGTTTACCCATTTGTATATGGTGCCTGAAGTAAAGTGGCATATTCATTTGGATTTTTGGACAAGTTGACTAGAGCCATTTCCTCACAGAACTTCAGGAACCAAATTCCAACGCCACTTTTACTGGGCTTTTGGACAGCTTCTAAAATCACTGCATCAAGCAATTGCTTGATTTCCTCAGGTTGTTGACGCAGATCAATTAGCATTTGGTTCCGACGATAAGCATCCTGGACCTTGACAAGGTTTCCTTCGTGATCCAACCATTCGTCGTTCATGAACAAGGTCCAGTCGTATCCTCGTCCTTCACGATCATTATAGGCTTCTCTGATACCCGGCTTCTTTGAAGAACCGTTTTCTCGAACTCCTGGCTTAGCTGCCATGATGTTATCCGAGGCATCGCCCCTGATGCACTTCTTGAAGAGCTCATACTCTGGATCGGGAGGACTCACGGCCTCTGTGATCTTCTTTTTGACTTCGCGGACCTTACCGTTTGTTCCGATGATCTTTTCCGTTACCGTCTTTTCCTTGACGGCTGGCTTTTCCTTTTCATTCAGAACCTCGTCCTTTGTGATAGTCCACTGTTTGACACCATCATAGATCTTGACGTTGTCCGCGAGTAGCTGATAGAAATCACTGTCGCCGGAAAAGATCACATGTTGATCGTCGGGATGTAGATCAATCCACCGCGCGATAAAATCGTCAGCTTCACATCCCACAGATTCCAAGATCGTTACGTTCGTGCGCTTTCGGAGGAACTCTACCAGATGCTTCATGGCATCAAAGTAAAGTTCATCATCCTCGCGTTCACTCTTTGTCTTGAGTGCTTCTTGCACCCGACGGTGAGCTTTGTAATCAGGGTAGACTTCTCGACGCCAAGAGCTCTTGTCAAGAGCTACCACAACGTGGTTGGCATCAAACTTGCGCCAGATCTGGCGGAGACTGTTAAAGCAGATATGAAGAGCCATACCCGCCTTGGTTGCCGCATCACCAGTGGTCGCAT